TTTTAGTTATTTGTATAGTTACTGGTCCTGTTATTGTATTGAATGTATTTGATGATTCTAATAAATCATTGTAAGTATCTTCATCTATGGTAATAGATTGTGTTGTGATTATTAAAGAATTAGCGTGTGTCTGTGTTATCACTTTTTCAAAATGATGTAACATAGATTGTTCTGTGAGAGAATATTTATTATTGATATAACTATCAAAGACTCTGTTTGACATTGGCCAGTCCCATTGTGGGTCGAGAAATTGATTGGAAATTAAAACAATCCAAAATCTTTCTACACTTTCATAATATTTGTGTGCAATAATTTCTGGTGTATCTGTGTCTTTTATGTCATATTCGTAAAATAACAAAGGATCATTTATCAAACTAGAGATGATACTAGCTCTAGCTAAAATATTGGTAACAATTTGAGAAGTATGATTTCCAGTTACTAATAATTTTGGTAAAGTTTTAAAGTATTCCATTTTTAATAACCACCAGTTTCAATTGAATTTCTGTCAACAAGTTCTATTTCTTTGAAACTTAAAGTAAGAGCTGTTTGTACAGGAGAACCATCTTCGTATGTAGACCATGTACCATTTGGTGCATAATTTACTGTAACATCCGTAAGAACACAAGGTTTTATTTTGTTTATATTTTTATTTTCTTTGCCATCATACAAAAATGTTATGTTAAACACTGATGGTGGTGTAAAAAAGAAGCCAGCTCCACCTGTTTGTATGGTTGGTGCTGCATTTTTTCTAAAAGATTTAATGATATCTCTTATTTCTTTGGCCTCTGAAGAAGAATAAGGTGTAAGAGTAAATGACATACTAAATGTTCTAAATTCTATACCTTCAAACAAAACTTGTTCTTGTGGGTTAAAAACATAACCAAAAGAATTTAGTGCTACTTTAGCCGCACTGTTTTGAAAAGCAGACAATGCCATTGATGGTACTTTACCAAGAAAAGGAATTGAACTGGCGGCTTCTAATATACCTATTTGATTATAGTTTGCACCTTGACTGAATTCTGCATTATCTGGCATATACAAAGTTATTGTGTCTCCAGATTTTGAATATGGAGTTTTTGTTGAACCAATTATTTTTTTTACTTGTTCATTTGCAGTACCGCTAGTAATTGCATTAAGTCCATCTTGAAAAAGAGTACCGGCAATCGCCCCTGGTATTTCTGTGATAGTTTTATTATCAGTTACTGCAGCAAGTTTAGCTTGCTCTTCTTTAAATGCATCAGTTACTGCATTTGTTTTATCTGTAAAAGATTTTTGTACATCTCCCCATGTTGCAGCTACCACTTCAGTTGCTTGAAATTTAACTGAATGTAATTTTTTTGGACTGTTTAAATCACTTGGATAGGTAAGTTTTATTGGTGCATATAGATTTCTTTCTAAAGATTTCAATGGACCATTATCAAGATTTTCACCTGATTCTCCTGATGTAGTCGCATTTTGTTGTATTACTGGATCGCCTATAGCCATTTTTTTCCTATATTCTAAAAAGATGTATATATATTATTTATGGCATATTCAGGACAATTTAAACCTTCAAACCCTCAAAAATACATTGGGGACTACAAAAACATCATATATCGCTCAAGTTGGGAAGCAAGAGTGATGACTTGGCTCGACAAAAATCCAAGTATTGTGTCTTGGTCGTCAGAGGAAGTTGTCGTACCATATATTTCTCCTGTTGATGGAAGATGGCACCGATACTTTCCTGATTTCGTGGTCAAGGTCAAGGATAAGAATGGTACATTGAAAACCATGATGTTGGAAGTCAAACCAAAGAAACAAACACAAGAACCAATTATACAAAGACGAGTTACCAAAAGGTATATCACCGAAGTTACCACATGGGGTGTCAATCAAGCCAAATGGAAGGCTGCAACTGAATACTGTTTAGACCGTAATTGGGAATTTAAGCTTATCACTGAGGACCATCTAGGCCTGTAACTAAATAAGGCATGGATAAAAAACCCTCACTCCTTACTACTCTTGCTGAACAGAAGTCTGCCGCAGAATTGCAGACAATGAGCCGTGAGTCATTGAAATGGTTGACTCAAAAAGTTGCAACACTTAAAAATCCAAGAGCAATTTCTGTTGCAATAACCAGAGAAAAGAACAGGTTTGTACCAAGGGGTCTCAAACCACAACCAAATGTTACCAAAAGATTCAGAATTGGCAGTATGTATTTCTTTGTATATGATCCAAAAGGCAAAAACCAACTGGATTATTATGATAGATTCCCTCTGGTGATACCACTTGAATCTTATTCTGATGGTTTCCTAGGATTAAACCTACATTACCTACCAATGCGGTATAGAGTGTATTTTATGCGAAAGTTGATGCCACGTGCAGTCCTGAACGATGATAATGAAATTATGCGTCTGCGTATATCATATGAAATCCTAGACGCCTCCAGAAAATATAAAGAGTTTAGGCCGTGCCTCAAACGATACTTATACTCACATATAAGGTCTAGAATACTTGCCGTTGAACCAGAAGAATGGGATATTGCAATGTATTTACCAGTTCAACAATTCAAAAAAGCACCAGTATCTCAAGTTTGGAAAGAATCCGTAGAAGAAATAAGGAATTCATAAATGGCAGGTTTACAAAATTTCATACACAGTTTCACAACTGATTTGGCCAGACCAAATCGTTTTGATGTACTTTTGAATTTACCCGATGCATTGCTTGGTAGTACTGGAATACCATCAAATTATAAAGATGGAATGAGATATCGTTGTGAAGTGGCGCAATTACCAGGTAAAACCTTTGACACGGTAGAACAGAAAACATATGGTCCGATAGAAAAATTTCCTAATCTTGTTACATATACTGATATTGATTTGACATTTATTGTTGATGATACTATGGGTGTAAAGACTACGTTTGATATGTGGTTGACTTATATCAATTCAAGAACAACAAACAATTTTAAATATAAATCAGATTATGTCTCAGATATAAAAATTTATCAATATAGTCTAGCAAATAAATTTACATATGGTGTGAATTTGATTAATGCTTATCCAATATCAATGAATCAAATGGATTTGGACTGGAGTTCGGATGGTTATCACAAATTAACTGTGACTTTTGCTTATACCTATTGGGAACAAGTGTATTAATATTATTTTTAAGGAGTTATTATGGCTTTACCAAAAATTGATGTGCCAACATATGAAATTGAATTACCACTTTCTAAAAAGAAAATCAGATATCGTCCATTTCTAGTTAAAGAACAAAGAAACTTATTGATGGCCATGGAATCTAGCGAATCTAGTTCTGTACATGATTCCATTAGAGACATTCTTCATAATTGTACTTTGACAGAAGATATTGATATTGACAAATTGCCAATTATTGATATTGAATATTACTTTATTAACCTGAGAGCTAAATCTGTTGGTGAAGTAGTCGAATCAAAGTATCGTTGCAATAATGAGGTCGATGGCCAAGAATGTAACAACATTATGGAACATAACATTAATTTGTTGAATATTAAAGTAGGTATGGATAATACAATATCACCAGAAATTCAACTGACCGATAAACTTTCTATCAAAATGAAATATCCAGAATTTGGTATCATTAAAGATTCTGTCAATATTATCAATGAAACGGAACTTACATTCAATATGTTGGCCCGTAGTATTGAATACATTTATGATGGCGAACAATTTTATTATGCAAATGAAACACCAATTTCAGAGTTGATAGAATTTGTTGAAAATTTAAATCAAACACAGTTTGAAAAGATTGAGAATTTTTTTAACAATCTACCAAAGATGAAAGAGAAAATTGAAATGACTTGTAGTAAATGTGGTTTTCACCATTCATTTAAATTAGAAGGACTTGAAAGTTTTTTCGTATAACCTTTCGCCATGACAATTTGAGAAATCATTATAAAACAAATTTCTCGTTGATGCAACATCATAAGTATAGTTTGACTGAATTGGACAATATGATGCCATGGGAAAGGGACATATACATTGCGATGTTAGTCCAATATATTGAGCAGGAAAACCAAAGAATAAAAGAGAGAATAAAGAAATAAAATGGCAGAACCAGCAGTAGAGACAAAAGATACCGTTAAAAAATTATCCTTTGGTGGTGTTGGCAAGTCTTTACTCGGCGGTGCCAAAAAATCCGTAATTAAAACTGTTGATTTTTTACATAAAAAGTTTGGTTCGACCAAACACATTGATGAAGGTAAAAAACTATCAAATACGGAATGTCTTGGTGAAATCTACAAGATGATGAAAATTATGGATGAGGATAAAAAACTTCGCCGTGAAATTGCTATTAATAATTCGGAACAAGAACAACATGAAAAAGACCAAAGAAATAAAGAAATAATATCCGCTTTAACTGGTAAAAAATTTAAGAAAACTAAATTTAAACCTAAAAGGAAAATTAAAACCAAAAAGAAAGTTAAAGCAACAAAAATTTCTGAATCTGCCGGCTTTTCTCTTGGTGACCTTGGTACTATAACTTTAGGCACTGCTGCTGTCATTGGTACTGGTGCGTTAATGACTGCACCAACATCTGCTTTTGCGAATACTATGAAAATGGAACAAGGCGCTAAAAGCCGTGAAGAAGCTTTAAAGAAAGCTCATAAATCAGTAAAAGATAGAGATAATTCTCTATCTTATGGTGTCATTAGTCTATCATCAATAAGAACAGAAGGCAAAGATAATTCAAGTTTAGATTCATTTATCAAAGATAATCCACAATTTAAACTTCCTGATCCTGGCCAAGGCGGAAAAAATCCAAATTTTATAGAACAATGGAATAAAATTCCATCTGAAGAATTGCTTGATGCTCAAGAGAAATGGTATCAAACTCATGTTTTTAATCCAGCAACAAGATTACTAGAATCTTCAGGTGTGGATCCTAAAATATCTTCTGATGAAAGAGTTCGTGCTTTTATGGCAGACAGAGGAAACCAAGTTGGTACAGCTGGTTCCGAAAAAGCAATTAAAAAATCCAAAGCCAATGAAGCAAAAACACCAGAAGAATTTATAGATAAAATGACTGAATATGATGTAGCTAATGTAGAAGAACAATTTCCAAAATACTTAGCACAATATCCAGACCGCAAAGATGCTTTAATTAGAAGAATGATTAATAGAAAAAATCTTTCTCTTAAAATTGAAAGTAAAGGTGCAACCAGTTCCAATATTACAATAAAACCACCCGCTTTACCAACTCATCATACACCAGAACAGGATGCAAAACAAGACAAAACAATTGTAGTTCAAGAAAATAAAAATACATCAACAGATGATGAACTTGAAAAACAAAGGTTAAAATACGAAAAAGATTTTGAAAATTTTGTAGATATGGGTTTAGATACCAAACAACCACCCGTTGTATCGAAACCACAATTGTGGAAATCCATGACTTCTCTGTATGAAAATGACAACATCTTATACACAGAACAGGAAAAATTATATGTAGAAAGACAAAAACAAAAACTTGCAGAAGTTTATGGTTTTAAAAGTTGGGCTGAATATGAAAGAGTTTCGGAAGAAAGAATTGCAAAAAGACATGAAATTTTAGATGCACAACAAAGAGAATATGAAGAAAATCAAAGAAAAATTCAGGAAAAATTATTAGAATCTGTAAATAATACCACAAATATTAGTACAATTGTGCAAGAGTCAACGGAAATAAAAAAAGAAACTGGTAATGAAGTGCCTTTATTGATATTGAAAATGGAAGAAATTACTAATAAATTAAAGGTACCTCTAGAAGAAGGAATATACAGTCCGTATATCTATAATGAATAAGAGAACTAAAAATGGATAATAAGTTAAACTACCAACAAGCCAGAAGTGTAAGGTCTCAATCACTTAAAGATGTGATTGCTGATGAATTGATTCGTGGTAAAGGTTTAGGATCTTCTATCACAGGTGCTATAAGTCTGAAAACACAAGCCAGAATGAAAGGAATCAAAGAAAAATTTGATCCACTTAATATTATTAAGTTTTTGACATTTGGTTCTCGTTTAGGTCCTGCTTTGTATGGCAAACTCTTTGGTCGTTCACAAAAAGATATTGAATATTTTGCTGGTCGTGCAAAACCAATTGGTCGTGGTAAACAAAAACTGGTTAAAGATAGAACAGATGATGGTGATGAAGATACCAGTGGAATGAAAACAGTACTGAATCAGATGCTTACTTTTATGAAAAAAAGCCGTGAAGATGATTTATTGATGTATGAAAAAGAAAATAATCTAAAAGAAAGTAATAAATTACATGAAGAAAAAAGACACAAAGATTTATTAAAAGCATTAGGTGCAAGAACTACTGAAGTACCTACAGCCACTATTGAAAAACCAAAAGAAGATAATGGATTTTTAAATGGATTGATGGATTCTATCAAAAAATTGATTGAAGGCATGGAAGCAAAGATAAGAGATGTTATAGAATCTGTAAAAAATATTTCTAAAATGTTAGGTAGTATAAACAATATTGCTAAACTAATTCAAAATGTTGCTTGGTTACTACGAGTAGTAAGAACGCCGACAATATTGTTTCTTGCTGGTCTGGCGTTGTTTGAATTCGACAAATGGGTATCTAAAAAAGTAGATGATGCTATGGATGTTGCTGAAAAAGAAGCAATTGAACGTGGCGATGTTACATCATTACGAAAACATTTGGAAAATAGAAATAAGAAAAATCTTGATAAAGCTGCTCGAACTGGTGATGCGCTGGATGCTGGAGTGTATACCGATCCAATGACTATAGGTAATATAATGGTAAATCCAGCTGAAATAAGAAAAAAAACAAAAGAATCATTTGAATTTGCCGCCAAAACAGAAACGGATCAATTAAAAAGACAAAAGGCTATTAATGCTTTACAAGAAATTGAAGCTGATACACAAAGTAGGAAATTGGAGTATTTGAAAAAAAATAATATTGATGTTAAATCAGCAACACCTCAACAATTGCAGGCCGCACAAGATTATGCTGATGAGAAAATTGATATAAAAGGACTTCCTACTTGGGTAAAACCAGCAATACCAGCAAAAGTAGTTACTCCATTAAGTAAAACAGATAAAGAAACTCTAACAACTGTACAAGATATTCCTGCTAACTTTTGGAAATGGTACCAACAACCAGACGCAACAGCAAATACAGAAGATGCGAAGATGTATCAAAAAATGTCTAAGGTGATTGCAGATAATCCACTTGGACCTTGGGAATTTGACAAAAAAATTCCTGGTTATAATGAATGGAATAGAACAGTACCTAAACCTATGCCTGCGGCCGGTAAACAAAGTTCTCTAAATGATTTGATACAGGATAATATAGATTTAAAATTAATTGACAGTACTTCTTCAATTCAAAAGAATAAAGCAGCACAAGAGAAAATTAATTCGGCAAGTACCAAAGTTGCATCAAGTCAAAGTATTCCTATGCCACTTTCAAGGAATCAAGATTCCACTTATAACAGAATGTTGTATAATTCCATTAGGGTCGTATAAAAAACCCCGCACTAGGCGGGGTCTAAACAAAGTTCTGAGAAAGGAACTTTTGTTTAATCTTGTGCCAACTTGGCAAAATATGCCATGTCATCTTCATCGGCCATTTCCATTTCAGGTTCAGCCACAGGTTTCTTAGGTGCAGATTTCATCTGTTCAACTGTAGTCTTAGTAACAGGTTTCTCACCATTCAAGCCTAGGACCTTTTCCAGACGGTCTTTCAACGCATCATAGGTCTTGAATTCTTTATCAGCAACCAACTCTGATAAAGCGTGTTCTGATTTCCAAACCTTTTCAAGTTCATCATCGTCATCCAACAATGCTGATGGAGATTCAAATTCGGACTTGTCATAGTTTTGGTAACCCTCAACTTTACGAATCTTCAACTTGAAGTTAGCACCTTTCCACAAATCAAATGGATTGATTGCTTGTTCATCAGCGAACTGAGGATTCATTGCTTCTGTAATCTTATCAAAGATTTTCTTACCAAATTTGAACAACATTACTTTGCCTTCATTTTCAGGATGTTTTGGATCGCTGACAATGTATACGTTAGCAACATAATTCAATTTACGCTTTTGTTTGCGTACAATTTCTTTGTTAGCTTCAATGCCTGAATTCCACAAAGTAGAATTGTGTTCACACACAGGACATTGTTGATTCTTAGTTGTCAAACAGTTGTCAATAAGCCAACCAGAAGGACCTTGAAAACCATGACCAAAGATTTTAACCCAAGGTAATCCATCTTCACCATCAGCGGGTGATGCTGGTAAGAATCGGATTGTTGCCATGCCGTTACCTGCTTTGTCAACTTCGGGACGCCAGAATTTCTCTTTGTCGGAGGCACCTTCTGGTGAAGCGTTGAGTGCTTCTACGGCTGTTTTGAGTTTGTCCAGATTGCCTGAACTCTTTTTCATTTTTGAAAAATCTACCATTGTATTACCTTTCTAGTATTAACGGAGTATGAACGGATTATCCACATTATTCATTATATAACAATATTTAGGCGTTGTCAAAGCCAAACTTTCAACATTGCCAAGGTGGCCGGCACATTATTATGCCAAATTGCTCGACCACCTGCTCTACGCCAATCATCAATAACACTTACAGTATCATCAATAATCAATGCAGTCGGTTCAGCAAACTTATATTTCAGTTGTTTACCTGGAACAAAGTTTTGCTTGAATGTAATACCATGAGTTTTAAGCCATTCTTCTTTCTGTTCTTTAATGGTCTCATGTCGTTTTTCGGATGCTGTAGATGAAAGAATCTCTGTTGGAATACCATAATCTATGTATAGTTGTTCCAATGTATGAATCAATGTAACGGCACCTTCCATCATATCCAAGGTAGCAAAATTGTTACCTTCAATAAATGCATCAAAGTTTTTACCGAATTTATTTGTTCGGTCATCACGTTCTGGTTCTGTACCAAACAATTCTGTATATCGTTTATGGAAGTCACAAATCACACCATCCATATCTAAAAAAATCTTTGTAATCTTCATTGACATAATTCTTTAATACTTTCTTTAAGAATAGTTTTAAACTTCTCTTTATCGTACTGAATGAAAGGTTTATATCTCAAACATTTATCTCTATATGTAGGCCATATAATATCATCTGATATCTTTTTGTTCCACATAGGAAAGAAATTCATAATGTCATCAAGTATCACCAGCGTTTCAATACAAATTTTGTGTTGCTTTGCACCAAGTAACAATGCAGGATATCCATTTGATGGTACTTTGATAAGCTCATCTGGATTATCCGCCTGTTCTAAGATACGTATTATATCTTGTTCAAACTCATATGTCAAGCGCTGGTTTCTTTTTTGCCATTCTTTATAGTTTTCTTCGCCTTCGGCATTGGCAATATCACCAACCCAATTTACATCCTTAACCAAAAAATTGGAGACATAAAAGTCCCTTAGGTCTTGTAGGTTGTATTTTCTGGAAAGGCGATAGAAAGTATATTTGTCCTTTCGGTTGGCAAAAGTATCCTTTGAGATATTGGTTTTACCGCCATACTTAAAATAATCATAACTATCAGAGGTAAAATGTAATTTGATTGCATTGAATAAAGCAAAGGCTGAAAAGCCCGACCCTTCCTCAAACGTAAAACTCATAGTGGCAATTTAGAACTTTTCTTCATTAAGTTTAAATCTTCGGCTTCTTCTCTAATCTTGGCTTTTAATGCCGGTGATATCAATGAAGATGCCACATCAATTTCCATTCCAGTAGATTCACAATGATGCACAATGGCATCCATATATGAAGTACCAAGTGCATATGACAGTTTACCTACCATATCACTAAATTCAATAATCTCATTCTTTGTCGGCATCTCAAACTTTCGTATAGAACAAATGGTTTCCAATTTTTGTAACGTACTTCAATTTCCATCGTGGATTTACCGAGGTATTATGATAGTACATTGCTTGCGTTCTGTAGATTGTATCATGTAATTTGTTTTCTGTCAAGGCCTTTTTGGCCACAATTAGGCATTCTTCCCATGCATATTTGTTTCTAACTTCGTTAACCTTTTCACCTACCCAGCTAAATTGGTAAGTCTTGTTTGTTTTTTGATAGACCACTTCACAAATGGTCGAGGGGAATTTGGAACTATTTGCACGATTCATGGTAACCTGCGCTACTGCTAGTTTGCCTTCATATGATTCCATTGCAGCTTCATAGTAGAGGTTTTTGGCCATGCAAAGAACTTGCTTGCCAATATCTTGTGCCAATAATTGTTCGTATGAGAATGTTTGTTCTTGTGCCGATATTGGCATAATCATTGTGATAGAAATAACAATAGATGACAATAACTTCATCTGTACTCCTTGTGTGTAAAAGGGGGAAACCCCCTTAAACCCTCAGGTATTTTTTCTGGTCACCTTGACTTCAGGTGCCGTAGAAATGTTAGACACAAATCCATTCAAGGTTGCGGCCTTGCTGATAATGTCAGTTTCTGAGGGGGTTGTTGGCAGTCCTGGATGTTCAGGTGGTGTTTCACCTTTGGATCTTGCCGTTTCGCATTTGATGTGCCAGTCTTGTTGTAGACGGTCTCGTTCTGCGTAATAAGAATCATATAACATATCTTTTGCCATTTTTAAAAGCTCAAGACGGATTTCAAATGGTGTCATGTTTGACATAATTTTCTCCTTGTGTGTGTTGAGTGTTAGTGGATTATTTGAATGGGTCCCACCGAACCCATATACTTATTTATACAATTAGAAACCTACTTTAACTCCTAATTGTTAATAAAATGGTAATTTAATTCTGTTACGAGGATAAACTACCAAAAACCCTAGTCTGCGTTTAGGCAGCCAATGCGAAACGTGAGTCGTTTGCGGTTACTTTGTTTTAGTTTTTACACCTACTCTGGTGAGTTGTCCACTTCTGTACTATTTGCCCTGTCGAAACTATGCAGGCCCATCATAAAGATTGTGCTATTCCTTTTAGGAACTCTGCAATCATTTCAATAGCAGTTAATATTTTTTCTTTCATTACAATCCTTATGGTGGACCTGGGGGGATTTGCACCCCCGTCCAGAACACATTTCAAGTTGCTTCATACAACCATAACTTCACATTATACATTAAACTATTTAGTCTGTCAACTATTATTTTAGCCCCATGAAATGTATACAACACCGCCTGTACCAACAGTTCCCGTAGTGTTCGGGTTTGGAGAGCCACCATCTCCACCAGTACCGTAAGTAGTGCCGTTAACAGAAACACCTGCGCCGCCATAAGGATAAATACTACCACTGGTGTTTGGTGGTTGTACACCTGCACTACCTCCGGGGCTACCAGCAGCACCGCCTCCGCCTGCTTGGTTGCCGCGATTTCCTCCGTTACCAGAGTCGTTATAGCCAGTGCCAGATGCGCCGCCAGTCGCAGAAACACCGCCAAATGTTGTAGCGCCTCCTGCAGTACCTATAACATTGGCATAACCACCGCCGCCTTGGTTTGAACCACCACCTCCCACGCTATATGCAATAAGTTGCCCCGGAGTAACTGCAAGGGTTTGATTTATTCTTCTTCCCCCGCTACCACCACCACCGCCTATGTAATACCCGCCGTATCCGGGATATTGGCCGCCAACTTGGTAACCGGCTGAACCACCGCCACCACCACCAACAATTGAATAGGTTATAGAATTAACTCCATTAGGAACAGTAAAATCACCTGATCCGCTAGTATATGTCCGTGAACCTGATTGTCTGGCATTATGAAAATTATCTAAACTAATGGCACCAGATGCTGGTACGTTTGTATTTGTTGCTTGTACAAGACTTCCACCACGATACAATTCTGAGAATGATGTGGTTGCTGTATTTGAACGACCAAACTCATAATTGATAGAACGAATAGTTGATCCACCAATTGCTATATCTCCTGATACTGGTAATGCCATTTATTTTTGCTCTTTATAAAATTGAATTGCTTTTACTAGACCATCTATGTGGTCTTCCGTTTTTTCAATAAACAAAGCAGGTGGTTCGTTATCAATCGCCATAATAGTCACCAGCTGATTGATAGTTTGACCAACTAATTCTTCATACATTAAAGCATATGCTGTTTCCTGCCAAAAATAATCTAAAATATCATCACGTTGTTTGATTCGTTTGGATGTTTTAAAGTCAATGACTGAAAGAATACCATCAAACTCACCAATACAGTCAACACGACCTGCAAGACCTAATTGTTCGGACCATAGTGCCTGTTCCTGATAATGTATATTGTCAATTCTGTCAAGTAATGGTACCAAAGCAATAAACATCTCTTTGGCATCCGGCATAATGTCACCTAACTTATCGTTATTTAGGTATCTTTCACATAATGTATGTACATTAGTACCACGGGAACTGGCCTGTTTAGAGATTTTGTTTGCCGCTTCTTCACCCACACGCTTACGCCAAGCCATAATAGATGCCTTCTTTTGAGCACCTATGACTGTGGTTACAGATGGGAGTTTGTTTCCTGATGGTGTGACATAGTAACGTTTGCCATCAGGAAATGTTTGTGAAGTTAGGTCTGGTAATACTTTAGGTGGACAGTAATTGAACATAATATACTCATAGTTAAAATTTTATTCTTTTGGATATTTGTCTTTGATTGCTTTTATTGTTGCAGCCATTGATTCTGGAAAAACACCAGCATGATATAAAGCATCAAGTTGGTCACCAATAGATGGATATTCAGCGCTACGTTTTTGTACATAAGTTAGTGCAGCTTCATCTTCAGCTTTTTGAGCAGCTTGAATTAATGCTGTTTCTTCTTCAGTAATTTGTGTACAATGTGGTAACCAGACCGCTGGGTCGTCACCATCATCAAGCCAATATAGTTTATTTTCTGTGTCTTTAAAATGAGGCATAATTAATCCTTAACGAAGTTCCGCTACTGTTACATTTCCTAAGTTTCCACTCCAAGAATAAGTAGCACCAGATGGTATAATAGCAAAAGAAGTAACAGCATATTGTATGTTAGCTCCAGTCCAATATGGAGAGCAAACAGTAGTACCACTTACTGTTACAGCGCAAGAAGCAGTTGATCCTGATAAAGATCCAGATACTACAAAAAGGATTGGCCTACCTGTTGTATTTGTATAACTTGTACCTGCTGTACGAGTGGGGTTTGACCATGTTTGACCTGTACCAAGTGCATACGTATTTGATGCTGATTGTTGTACTGTAGTATCATTGAATGTTATGGTCGTTCCATCTATAATTGTTGCCATTTATTATTCTCCTCTGTAAGGACTCTATATTTATCCGTCAAATCCCTAACTTATCACAGGCCACAATAAAAGATTTCACCAACGAACTACGAACAATATCGTCCGGTGTAAAGGTAATTTCACTGAATTCATCCATGTGTCTAGCAACATTTAGAAATTCTTTCAGTCCAGATACATCATTCTTAGATTTAATCAGGTCATTTTGTTTTAAGTCACCAATAAAAATGATTTTAGACCTATGACCAACACGGGAAATAACTGAACTCAATTCATGGAATGTCATAGATTGTGATTCATCTACAAGAATAATAGCATCATCAATAGAAATACCACGTATGGCAGTAGTAGAAATAAATCTGGCATAGCTTTGTTCCTTTAGTCTGTCCCATGCATCAGAACGACCAAAGAGAGTCTCCGAGATTTCCTTGTAAGGTGTCTCGTATATCTCCATCTTTTCATCCAACGAACCAGGAACGAAACCTTGGTCTCTTACCTGAACTGCTGAACGAACTACTACAATTTGTTTGAATGGGTTGGACCTATCTAGGACTTCTTCTAATCCACGATACATTGCCAAGAATGTTTTACCTACACCTGGAGAACCAAATAGGCCAATGAAATAGTCTCCACGCTTATATGCATCAAAAAACTTCTGCTGATTTTCTGTTAGTGCATCAAATGTTTTTAAATGATCCAGTTTTATCTTTAATGAATTTGAAACTGATGGTTGTCTGTATTCTTCGTTTTCGTTATTTTCAACTCTTTGACGAGATGTTGTTTTTTTGGTTACCATCAAGACTCCTGTTAGTTTTACAATTGCAACAAAGATGCATACCTTTTATTGTTTTGTTGCTGCGGTTTGTTCTTAGGAACTTTTTTTGGAGTTTGTTTCACGGTGGTTTTTTTGTCATGGTCACCTTTCTTTGGAAGAAATAAAGCTGGAATCTGTGCCATCACCATTCCCTATTCATTTTGGTTTTGTGACCACCTTTGATAGTGTTTCCTGGAATGGTTTCTTTCATACGATTGATGACATACTTTTCAAACGTAGAGTCAGCCTTACCAGTTCCTGGTGTATCCATACGCATACCATCACCTAAACCTGGAATGCCATTAGGTGCAAAGTATCTTTGTAAGTGGGGATTTTTTTCTTTGAACTCATCATACTCAGCAAGGCGCATCGTATGTTCTTCAACTTCATTTGTATCTAAATTCAGAAATGTATAAATCATGTAGGTTGAAACCAGTTTGGAACTGGACGTGAGTTAATTTTTCCTTGCCATGAAGCAAGGTGCTGTTTATTATTTATATAGTAATTGTGATATGATGCCATAGAATCACCTGCCACTTTTACTTCGTCAGGCATGGCTGGTGTAGGACCTGTGAATTCACCTTTAGGTATGTTGTCAGGAATTCTTGCAAGGTCAGGCACCAATCTAGCACAGGCATGGGTTTTGCCATAACGATATGTGAATTCTTCAAGCAGTTCACACCACAAAGTATACAACCACACATAGTTTTTATCTGATTGCCGAGACCAGATTGCAGATGGATGATTCTGCATAGTTGGTTTCATGAGGCGTGTTTCACGACCATCAGGCAGTCGCCATGCTTTGATTGACCGATTATTTGCTGTTAATCTACGGTATTCTTCGCCGTCAAGTACACGGTGAGATGTACATAACAGCTGAGCATACTCAATAACCATTTTGCAAACGTGTTTGTCAACGTGCATTTCAGCACAGATTTTTGGATCGTTGTGTAGATAAAAAATGTTCATGTGTTCAAATACCGAATAAAACCCACAGTGTCAATGCAGGTAAGCAACAAATAATTAGCAACCATGCCAAAACTTCTCCGAGTATAAGCAGCCCAGCAGTATATAGCGCAGCCGCTGATCCATACGGGATAGAGAATATGGAAAGGAACATTTGGTACAGAGATGGCAAAAATGATAGCACAAAAAATAGAAGCAGCCCAAGCAAAAACTTCAAAGACAAAACGAATTTTGTTACTCTTCCAATCATTTTTTATCCATTCAAAAATACCATAAACAATATCATTCATCGTGTAACACCACATCCAATC